GAGTTGATAGATGGATTAGTTGAAGCATATCAGGGGAAAGAAGGATTGATTCAATTATCAGGCATCGGAGTGTTAGATAAAAATAATGATATTAAAAATATTATTAAGTATTTTGAAACACTATGTGGAATGGTTGCAAAGTTAAGAACAAACCCAAAATTACAAGATAGTTGGATTCAAAATGATATAGATACTGTTGTATCTCTTTTATATAGAACTAAGTATAAATTGGTAAATCACCAGTAAAATAAAAAAAAAATTAAAAACCTCAAAGAAATTTGGGGTTTTTTTTTACTTTTTTAAAAAATCTACATACTTATTATCAAATATTCCATTCCTATATGGAATTACTTTTTAGAAATAGTTGATTAATGAATACCCTTTGATATAAGGTGTGACCGAACAATCGACATAATATCATTGGAGTTCCTTTCTAAATAACTTCACAAACAAATTTAAGGAAAAATGGCAAATTCAAAATTATTGAAAGAAGCAATCGCTGATGCCAAAGCAGTTAAAGAAACGGCTTTAGCAAACGCAAAATTGGCACTTGAAGAAGCATTTACACCAAGACTACAATCTATCTTATCACAAAAATTAAGAGCAGAAGCAGAAATGGGAGATGATGCAGAACAAGTGGACGAAGAATTAAGTTCATCAGACATCGGTTCAAAAACAGATGCCGGATATGCTGAAACACCTGGTTCACAACCAACTTTGGATGCAGATACTGATTTATCAGTTGGTGTAAAAAAAGATAGTGGTAAGCCTGAACAAGCTGGTACTGATTACAAAAAAGTAGCAGACATCAACGAAGAAGATGATTTTGATTTCGGTGGTGAAGAAGAAGACACTGATAACTCCGCTGAAATTGCAGAATTAAAAGCAAGATTAGCCGAATTAGAAGGTGATGGAATGGGTTCTGATGAGTCTGGTGAAGATGAAGAAGACGATTTCAACTTCGGTGAAGAAGAAGGTGGTGAAGATTATGATGTAACTGGATCAGAAGAAGAAGAAACCGAAGATGATATGGATTTAGAAGCTATCATCAGAGAATTGGAAGCACAATTGGGAGATGAAGAATCAACCGAAGAAGAGCCTGCAATGGGTGAAGAGCCTGCAATGGGTGAAGAGTATGGTGAAGCAGGTGAAGAAGAAGTAGAAGATGATACTATTGATTTAGAAGAAATTTTAAGAGAAATGGAATCGGATATGACTGATGATAGTGAAGAAGTAAATAATGATGATGTAGTTGCAGAATTAAACGAAGCATACGCCACTATTAAATCACTTCAAAGCACAATCAATGAAGTTAATTTACTTAACGCTAAATTGTTATTCGCAAACAAATTATTCAGAGCTCACAACATGACTAACGAACAAAAAGTTAAAGTGATTGAAACTTTGGATAGAACAAAAACAGTTAGAGAAGTTAAATTGGTGTATTCTACATTAGCAGAAAACTTCAAATATACTACAACCTCTAACAAAGTAGCTAAAAAATCAATTTCAGAAGGAATTGCGAGTAAGGTAACAAAATCTACCAAACCGTCTGTATCAAAGCAAGTAATTGTGGAAAATACTCAATTATCTGATAGATTTAAAAAATTAGCAGGAATTTTAAAATAATTATTAACAACTAAACTTAAAAGTACATAAAATGGACTTACAAAAATTAATGAATGGCAATAACCCACAGAGTGTCATGCTTGAGCAAACTAGAGGTTTGAAAGCAAAATGGGAAAAAACTGGTTTGCTTGAAGGAGTAAAATCAGAAACAACTAAGCATGGTATGGCAGTATTGCTAGAAAACCAAGCAAAACAATTATTGGATGAAGCTACCAGAACTGGTACATCAGGTGGTTCGGAAGAATGGGCAGGTGTTGCACTTCCATTGGTAAGAAGAGTATTCGGTTCTATCGCAGCGAAAGAATTCGTTTCGGTTCAACCAATGAACTTACCATCAGGTCTTATTTTCTACATGGACTTCAAATATGGTACTAACCCAGCGGGTAACCCTGACTTTACAGGTTCTTCTTTGTTCGGTACTGGTGGAACTTTTGGTAAAGATTCTTTATCTCCAGCAGGTAACAAATTAGGTTCAACTCAAGCAACCGAAGGTGGTTTATATGGTGCAGGTAGATTTGGATACACAATCAATAACGCTTCTTCTGCATCAGCAGTAACAATTGCATCTGCTTCTTTAGCAGATATTGATTATGATTTATCTATTTCGGCTGTTTCTACATCTTTTGCAGCTAACACTCTAAAGAAAATAAGTGTTCCTTTGCCAGCTGATTCTGATAATAATGGTGTTAGAGCATTTGAATTAACTTTAGCATCAGGTTCTAACATAGTTTTCTACCCTCAATATGTTACTAAGAATGGTACTAATGTTGAATTTGTTGCAAACCTAACAGGTACAGGTTCATCTGGTGTACAGGCTGCTACTTTGGTATATCACGTACAACCTACCGATATCTCTCGTGGTGACTTCGAAGATAGAGGTAACAACTTAGCAATTCCAGAAATCGAATTAGAATTGAAATCAGAGCCAATCGTTGCTAAAACTCGTAAGTTAAAAGCAATTTGGACTCCTGAATTGGCGCAAGATTTGAACGCATACCACTCTGTTGACGCAGAAGCGGAATTAACTCAAATGTTGTCTGAATACATCTCTTTAGAAATCGACTTAGAAATCTTAGAAATGTTACAACAAAATGCTTTCACAACTGAATATTGGTCAGCTAGAGTTGGATATGATTGGAATGGTGCTGGTTTCTCAATTGATTCTAATGCGGCTGCAGCTTCTGCATACCAAAAGAACACTTGGTTCCAGACTTTGGGTATTAAATTACAAAAAGTATCTAACAAAATTCACCAATTAACAATGAGAGGTGGAGCTAATTTCGTAGTAGTTTCTCCAAACGTTGCAACTATCTTAGAATCAATGAACGGATTCTCTGCTAATCCAGGGAAAGACGCTTTATCATTCGCAGCAGGTGTAAGTAACATTGGACAAATCTCAAATAGATACGATGTTTACAAAAACCCGTATATGACTGAGAACGTTATCTTAATGGGATTCAAAGGTTCTAACTTCTTCGAAACCGGAGCAGTTTACGCACCGTATGTACCATTGATTATGACTCCATTAGTGTACGACCCAACTAACTTCACTCCAAGACGTGGTGTTATGACTCGTTACGCTAAGAAATTAGTAAGACCAGAATTTTACGGTAAAGTATTAATTGAAGGTTTAGAAACTCTTTAATCTTAACAGATTAGAGTAATTCAAAAGGGGTAACGAAAGTTATCCCTTTTTTTATTTTAATATAATATTTATAGTAGTAAAACTATAAATTATTAGAATATGTCTTTAAATTTAAAATGGCCTGGCAGTGGTTCTGTCATCTCTGGCTCAACTCCATTTGGTCTGTATGATTCGGATACCGATTTCAAAAACGATGGACCAAAAACAGCCGGATGGTGTGCAAAACGGTTAGGGTATCCGATTGTAGATGTTGAAATGATTGATGAGCAATTTTATGCTTGTTTTGAAGAATCGGTTTCTGAATATTCGGCACAAGTAAATCAATTTAATCTTCGTAATAATTTAGATATTTTAAGAGGACAACCGAAAGGAAAAGTTACAAACTATTCACAAACATTGGTAGATGGTTCATTCTTACCAACTGCAGTTCGTATGGCACAACAATACGGAACTTTAGCAGGAGTTGGTGGTACAACTTCAATCAAAAAAGCTTATATAAATTTAGTTCCAGAACAACAAATTTATAATATAATGAGTGCATCGGTAGATGTGGAAACCTCTGCATCTTTTGCAACATTATTTACAGGCAGTTCTACGATTGATGTAACTAGAGTATTTCACGAAGCAACGCCCGCCATAACTAGATTTTTTGATCCATATTCAGTTGGGGCACAAGGAACTTTGAATTTAATAAGTGAATTGGGATTTGGAAGTTACTCACCTGCTGCACAATTCTTAATGATGCCTTTATATGAGGATGTATTAAGAATGCAACAAATTGAATTTAATGACCATATTAGAAAATCTGCACATACTTTTAATATAGTAGATAATAAATTAGAAATATTTCCAATACCAACAGAAGGTACATTATCAAAAGTATATTTTGAATATATGAGTAGAGATGAATTTGAACATGATTCTCAAACTATCCAAGGGGATTCACTTTCGGATTATTCTGATATTCCATACGATTTTATTCAATATTCAAATATAAACGATGTTGGTAAGCAATGGATTAGAAAATATACATTGGCACTTTCAAAAGAATTATTAGGTGCAATTAGAGAGAAATATTCATCTATTCCAATTCCAGATGCAGAAATCAGTTTAGATGGTGCGGCATTACGAGCAGAGGCACAGGTTGAAAAAGATAATTTAATTACACAACTTAGAGAGAATTTGGAAGAGATGAGTAGAAAGAATGTGTTTGAAAAACAAGCACATGAATCAGACCATCATCAGGATATGTTGAGAAAAGTTCCACTAAGATTATATGTAGGATAATATGCCAAAGTTCGTATCGGAAAGAGATGTTAATTTTTTCAAAAGTATAGCCAGAGAATTGGTAGATGTTGTTGTGCAGGTAGAAGTTGCACTATACAAATTAAATATTTACGAAAGTAAAATAAACATATACGGCGAATCTACTAATAAAACGTGGTATCAGGGAGTATCTTTATATGCAATGGTTGATAAAGATCCTGAAAATGTAGTATATGAAGGATTTGGTCCTGATAATTCTCAATTGATTACATTCAAATTTGACAAAGATTTATGTGAAGAAAGGGGTATATATCCGGAAATAGGTGATGTTATTATGTTTGATAACTCATACTATGAAATAGATAATACAAATGAAGTTCAATTTATTGGAGGACAGCCATATAATAATTACAGTATAGTTTGTACTACCTTTATGACACGTAAATCAAACTTAAATATTACAGAAAGAGTAAGATAATGGCAAATAGAGAGATAATTAGACCAGAGTTAAACAGAGCAAATCAAACTAAATACGAAAAGGGGGATATAAGACAATCCATAACCCTATTTGATATTGATTATGCTATGATGACTTATTTGGAAGATGTGATATTGCCTGATTTAGAAGATGGTGATGGTAGTACCGTTAGAATACCTGTAATATATGGTAATTCAGAAAGATGGAACGGTGCTAGAAAAGAAGGTATTTATAGAGATATAAAAGGGCAGATACAATTACCAATAATGATGTTAAGACGTTCATCTATTTCAAAAGATGATACTATGCCGTTACTAAATAGACATCTATCATATCCGACAGTAACCAAGTTTAATAAAAATAATAGATATGATAGGTTTAGTATCTTAAATGGAACAAAACCATCATATGAGTTATACGATATTGCTATGGCAAACTACGTTGATATAAGTTATGAATGTATGTGCTGGACATCGTATACCGAACATCTTAATAAAGTAATTGAGCAAATTGAGCATTCAACACAATATTGGGGAGATAAGGATAAATTTAAATTTAGAACGCTAATAAATGATTACAACATCACCAATGAGGTGGGGGAGAATAGTGAAAGAGTAAATCGGCTTGAATTTACACTAAATGTAAAAGCGTATATACTTCCAGAAAAAGTTGATGGTGAAAGCTTAGTAAAAAAATCATTTTCTACAAAAAGAGTAGTAGTATCAACTGAAACAGATATAACCAGTGGAAACGGAAGATTGGAAGGGTTATTAACTACACCATCGCCATATTATGACAACAAAGATTTAATTGACTTTTTATCTTTAAATAACAGTAAAGTACAAAATCCTACAACAACTAATACTATAACATTTGCAAATGTAAAATTAATAAAAACACCCGCAACACTATCAAGTTTAGTAACGAGTGGTATAACCGTTGCGGATAAGTCATATGATGTTAAAGTTTATATAAATGGGGTTAGATATTATCAAACTACGCATTTTACCGTTTCAATATCATTAACAACCTTTACTATAAATTTTATTCCAGGAATATTCGCACAACCTGTTGATATTGCAGATCAAATTACAATAACAGGTAAATTTATTGATATTATATAATGAAACGAACCCTATTAGATATAACTAAACAAATAAGTAGAAGTCCAAAAAAAGTAAATTTAATAGCAAAAAATTTAGATGATACCAACTATTGGATTTTTGAAGCCAAGGGTTGGAGGTTTGTATCCATATTAAGAGAAATACAATATAGAACTACGCAAGATAGATTAACGGTCTATATAAACACACAATCTATAAGTGCAAGAGATTACATAGTTGAAGAAGTTGGTGGGGCGTTACTTTTGAAATTTATTAAAAGTAATTTTGAATATATATTGGAAAATGATGATTATATTGAAATTGAAGGAGATATAGAACAATATGCTTAAACAATTTAACTCAAATGCCAGAAAACTAAATAGAGTAATTCAGACGGTTAATACTAATAATCTAACGAATAGTGACTTAACAGGCAGTCTACTAAATATTGTAATACCAACTAATACTAAATTTGAATCAAATACTAAAAAATTAAATAGGGCAATTCAAACGGTTAATACTAATAATCTAACGAATAGTGATTTAACAGGTAGTCTACTAAATATCGAAATACCAACTAATACTAAATTTGAATCAAATACTAAAACTAATCCAAATCCGATTAAATTAGTAAATAATAAAACAAAAATATCAGATTTTTATAATGAGATTTTAGAATTTAGTGCAATGAGTGTAAAACGAGGAGTTGATTTATTTGATAATACTGGGTTTGGTAGTTTAACGATACAGAACGTTGCATTAGATTACGGTACAGAGGGTGCATCTTCTGAAAACTTTGAAGTATTGGTGTATGGGTTACATATTCCAGGCAATTATTCAATACAGCAAGTTGGAAATGATGTAGTAATAACTTTAAATGAATACTATATAGATTACGATGATGTAACACTTAATGATATATATGTTATAGGTAAATTGTTAGATATCCCAATTGCTTCGGAAGATGGTTACAATTTAATAACCGAAGATGGTTTAGATATAATAATATAAAATGGCAAACGTAAGAAAACGAATATCAGAATTAACGGCATTAGCTTCCGCATCATTAGATACTACAATTGTTGGTGTAGATGGTGGAACGACTTATAAAATTGAGTTGGATACATTAGCAGATGCAGTTACTTCAAGAGTAAATATATTGGATAGGGATAGACTATTATCTTTGGAATCCGTAACATCTTCGTTTGAAAGTAAAGGTAGAAGTGTAATAAGTTCATCTGCACAAATAACTGGATTGGGGTTTGTAAGTTCATCTACAACTATACCGATAGGAACAATTAGTTCATCAACACAAATATCAAATTTTGGATTTATAAGTTCATCACATACTGATATAACTTCTTTAAATTCATTCACATCTTCACAATCATCATTAAATACCGCATTTACAAACGGAATAAGTGCAAGATTACAAACATCATCTTTTAACGAATATACTGCATCACAATCTACATCATCATTAGTGAATAGATTAAACACAATTGAAAGTGTAAGTGGTAGTTGGATTACTGAAAGTGAAACGGGTTCATTTTTGACATCATTAAGTGGAGCAATAAGTTCTTCATCTCAATTAACATCATCATACGATACAAGATATACATT